GCAATCAAGTCTAACTGACTTGACACAATATACCGATATGGTATAATATAATAATACAGGGAGAGGTTTCGCCGTAAGTCGTATTCTTAGACCCTTCGCAGTATCAAAGTCGATTACTCCCTGTATTCTTAGAGTTTCCCATTATCAAAGCTAGGTAATGGGAGAGGGTAAAAGTGTTATTTAATAACTACTCTGTAGGAGTGATTCTTACCCTGCATTATTATATATAAAAAGGTAGCTTAGATTATAATAAGCGAGGATGATTTTATTTATAATATTTATTGTCGAGGTGGATAAGGTTGGTTATGTAGGCAATGCAAAAGGGGAATATCGTGGTGCCGTTCTATCGGCGAATAGTTAAATGTTTCTTTCAATGTAAAACAGCCACTTAACTTACTTTTAGAAAAAGGAGAAAAAAAATGAAAGCAAGTAATAATGAAAGGATTATGGCATTCGTTGATGATATGTCATTTCCTACTGACTACGTTCCATTAACTTCTCACATAGGGCATGAAGTCTTAGAGCAGATACCTGTGGAACAAGCAAAGGCTTTATATCGTACTGATACAAACCCTTGGACTAGACTAGATATACATACTGCAGGTAAATCCAAAAGAAAGTATTCTGGTCAAACTACTCTAGATGGAGTGGCAAAAGATGAGATAACATATCAGCTTGTACCTAACAGTACATTCTTGGGTACTGTTGTTCAGTCTTTAGATGATGCTCAAATAAATACAAGTAATGTAAAGATTACAAATAACTTGTATGATAAAACAGGTGCATCTTTCTGGACTTCATTTGCCTTTCCAGAATATCGTGTGGATATTAAAACAAGTAATGGTACAGTTCGTACACAAAATGCTCGTGTTGATATGAGAAGTTCATATGACAGGACACAGCGATTAATGTATGACTGTGGCTTTTATGACTTCTTATGTTTGAATGGTCAAGTAAGTGGTAAAATATTTATGTCTTATGTGCATAAGCACACAACAGGCTTAGATATTATCAAGCTACAAGATACTATTTACAAATCTATTAAGGCATTGCCTAGTATTGCCGAAGAATATAATATGTGGGCAAATAAAGAGATTAGTGACTTTGTCGCTAAGAGAATAATTCGTAAAACTATGGCTGAGAAAATGTCTAAAACAGTAGACGCTATCAATAACAAAGTTGAAGAATTGTTTGAGATATATCAAAATGAAGTCAATGTCACAGGTGCAAATCTATTCTCATTGTATCAAATGGGTACATGGATTTCTACTCATGGTTTGACGCAGGATAGGACTAAAAGACTTACTGCCTCTCTCAAGGATAAGTATCGTAATCATGTTGTGTTTATGATACAGCATTCAGAATGGCAGGAGGCTATACATAATTCATAATCGTTTTAATTCATTTTTTCGATTATGATATTTGATACTGTGAAAGTGGATAAAACCGCCACCGACTAGTGTTCCGATAGACACTTTAAAATCGAGGTCAGTATTAAATTAACCCTCTACTAGAAATAGTAGGGGGTTTTTTTTGGTCTTGACAAAAAAGTAAATTCATGCTATATACTCTGCTTGGGGCTGACTAATGCATTGTGGAATATTACTGGTAGTAAAGGAAGTGTTCTATTAGGAAGATGGCAGTAACGTTATACACGAAGGGTGGGGTGTATAGCAGATTGAGGGAAATATGGATTATAATTATCAAGTAAAAGTAATAAATGGAATGTCGGTGCAACCAGATACAGATGTAAGAATTGATTGCCCATTTTGCTCACACAACAAGACATTCACATTAAAAAATATTGATGGCAAAATTATGTGGAATTGTTTTTATGCATTATGTAATGCAAAGGGAATGATTTCTCGTGATATGTCGCCAGAAGAGTTAAAAAATTATTTAAGTGCGTCAGATGACGCAGTGGAACTATCGCCCAAAATAGAGTGTGACTTTAAATTACCCCACCACTTTACTTCAGTGCATTCTAATGCTCGTTGCCTAGAATATATTAAACAAAATAATTGTTATACAGCTATGAAAA